TCTGGCGTTCGATCTGCGCTCCGAACTCTTGGTTCTCGGCTGACCACCAGAAAGTAGGGACCCACCCTCGCTCGCTCTGGCACTTCGTCAACAAGGCATGGGGTGCGAAGAAGTACCTCGAAACCCATCCCGCCGAACCCCAGTGGTTGTACGAGCCGATTCACATCCCGTACACCTCATGGCTCCAGATGCACCTTCTCGAATACAAGCGTCGTTCCCTCACCCGCGAGCCCGGTCGCTACCATATCGCTTCGGTTCTCCCTCGTGGCTACGGCAAGACTGTTACATCCACCAAGGCAGCCGCACTGTGGTGCCATCTAGACGCGCGGGATACGACGACACTCACCCTCTCCGCGACCGACAAGCTCGGTCAGGACATCCTTGACTCTCAGATCAAGGTGATGCAGGGCGTGGACGAGGACTCGTGGTTCACATGGCTCTACGGCGACTGGGTCACCGGAGCGAAGGAGAAGCGGAAGGAGTACATCAATCACGCTTACCGTCGCTCGGGCAACGTCTCTGAGCCCTCCTTCGATACCTCGTCCGCTGGTATCGGCGCGACGGGCTATCACCCCTCGCAGGTCTGGTGGGACGATCCGCTCGAAGCGAACAAGATTCGTGACGATCGGTCCGCCTACCTCCGAGCGCAGCACACGGCCGTCAACGCCTCGTACAACTCGCTCCACGTCAACGGCCTCATGTCCTTCACCCTGACCCGCTATCTCGACAACGACATCGCGGGTGTCCACTTCCGCGAGGAAGGGATCGCCTCATGGTCGGGCATGGACTGCCCCCACCTTGGCATGTTCGACAAGGTCGCCTTCGGCAAGGGCATCTGGCACGTCTTCTTCTACCAGACCGAGAACGAACTGACCGGCGAGCCGACGCATCCGGGCCTCTGGACTCGCGAGACGATCGCGCAGGCCAAGACCCGCAACGCCGAAGACTTCGCATGCCAGCAGCAGAACAACCCGGGTGCTGGCGAGAACGCCCCACTCGTGGAGTCGCAGATTCCCTTCCTCTACATGGGCTACCACGACTTCCTGTGGGACGTGCAGGTGAAGTGGGCCACGGTCCACATCGACACGGCCTTCAAGAACAACGAGAACATCGGACGCGGTGACGACTCTGCCATCGTGGTCTGGCTCGCAGACGCCCGCAACAACGGCATCCTCTACCTCGACTCTGACCTCATCCGCCACTCCAACGAATGGCGCGAAGAGGACTTCAACAAGGAACTGATCAAGGTCCTGTTGAACCTCCGGCGTCGAGGTATCTTCATCCGCGCGATCACCGACGAGACCGAGCCGGGAGGCAAGGAAGGTACATACAAGAACCGCATCCTCGGTCTCGTCCGCACTGCGGGCTTCCAGATCGGGGACGAGCAGTTCATCCAGTTCAACCGAACCAAGAACAAGAAGGCCCGCATTCGTACCGGCGCAGGACACTGGGCGACCGGATACGTGCGCGTCCTCCTGAACAAGTCCGAGTGCACCTGTCCCAAGCCTCACTGGGACCCAGTGACGAAGATGGAGATCAAGGTCCGCTGTCCGCACTTCATCGTACCGAAGTCTGTCCAGAAGCTCATCAACCAGATCGTGAAGGTGGACGTTGTCGGTCACGACGATCTCGCGGATGCAGCGACTGACGGCTTCTCCCCCGTCCTCTGGACTCCGCCCGACTCACCGGGTGCCGAACAGAACGAAGGCACTGAAGTGCGTCGCCCCGGGGACGAGATGCTCAAGTCCTTCGGCCGCCCCATGACGAACGACGAAGTCTTCGCCATGATCGATGAGCGGAATGAACTCCGCAACAATGGCTACGATGACGGCGTCCGAGGTTGGACCGAAGACGACGCAATCTACGATGGGTTCGTCTCACCCCGAGAACCCATCCGGTAACTCTACGGACCCTATCGAAGGGGACTTCGACATCGGAGGTCAGGTCCCCCAACAGAGTGTCGGTGCTCCGGCTTGGCCGTGGACCGGGCTCTCCTATCAGAACCTCGCCGTCTACCACTGGGGGTGGTTCAGTGAAAATGCGCAGTAAGATCAGCATCACCCTCACGCGTGCCAACGGCAAGGTCGTGAAGATCGGCGTCATCAAAGGTGGTCACTGGGGCGAACGCCTTGTGGCCCGCATCCGCCTGTGGCTCGCGAACCGCGATGCCCGGCGAGGAGGCAAGTAACATGGCAGCAGGAGCAGTCGTCACAACTGTTGGTAAGGGTCTCATCGCTGCCTCGATGGCGGCCGATCACACTGCACGCTTCCTCGCACATGGCACTGGAACCACGACACCAGTCGTTGGCGATACCGCCCTCGGCGCTACGGCTGACCTGAACTCTGGTGCAGCGTGGCAGGGCGTCGATGCCGTCTCGGGATCAGTCAAGTACCGCGTTACGAAGACGATCACTGCAACCGGCGCTGCTGCGATCACCGAGGTCGGACTCTTCAAGGAGGGTGCGATGAGCAATATGCTCTACCGCGAGGTCTTCGCTGCGGTCAACGTAATCACCAACGATACGATCGCCTACACGATCGACATCACAGTCGGCTAGAGGTAAACCATGGCAGCCAACAACCAAGCAGGTGCCGCGTCGGTCACGATGACTGGCGCTCTACTCCCGGGCGGAACGTGGGAGAATCCGGGGGTCGGCCCCTCTGTCATCCGTAGCGGGATGTGTTCCTTCTTCTTCATGCCCTCCGGTTCCACGGCGGGCGTCGTGGATGACGGCAATCCCTATCAGGGAATGGGCGTCGATCCGATGAAGTAGTGGCTGCCCCCGTCGAAGACGGTGGGGGCGGCGGCGATCTTCCCCCGGACCCACCACCACAGAGCGGACAGGTCACAGTGGTGACCTCCTCTACCTACGGCAACGTCGCGTGCTACCACACAGGGTGGTTCACGCACTGAAAGGATGCGCCATGAAGCGGATCATCTTCTTCGACCTCGAATCACGCAAGTGGGCCGAAGACCTCCGCCCTGATGACAAGGATGCAGGGTGGGATGAACTCCGCTCGGGCAAGGGTGGCGCTTCCGCCATCTGCATCTACGACACGCTGGACGACTGGCTCTACGCCTACGACGATCACGAAGTCGAGACCGTGGCGCGCCATCTCGAAGCGGCCGACCTCGTCGTTGGCTACTGCTCCGAGAAGTTCGACATCCCGTGCATCGAGGGCCTCGCGAACCGGCGTCTCCGACTGCGTGGCTCGTACGACATCTACGAGAAGATCATCATGGCGTACGCCGTGCGCGGTCAGCGCGGCCAGAAGGGTGACTTCAAGCTCGACACCATGTGCAAGCGCAATCTCGGCCGTGGCAAGATCGATCACGGCTCCAACGCAAAGACGCTAGCCCTCGAAGGTAAGTGGGGCAAGCTCTTCCGCTACTGTGGCTCTGACGTACAACTCACCCGCGATCTGTTCCGCAAGCTCGTCACTGACGGCGGTCTGATCGGACTGCGGGGTCAGTTCATCTCACTCCCAGTCCCCGAGGGCATCCAATGACTTACGCAGACCCAACCTTCCAGCGCGCAACTGGCATCGCCTACCGCGAGCAGATGTGCCGGATGGTCACCGACTGCATGCGTTACTCCGAGTCGCAGTTCAACGCGGTGCGTGCCAAGTGGCCGCGCCTCTATGAACTCTGGCGCGGTACGTGGTCGGGCCGATTCCACCCGCACAAGAACAACGTCCACATCCCGCTGATCTACTCGGCTGTGTGGGCGGACGCTGCGCGCAAGGCGGCCTCCTCACTCTCCACCTACCCGATCGTCTCCTTCATGGGCTACGGCCCTGATGACTCGTCCATCGCGCGCAAGCAGGAAGCTCTCTGCGCTGCGCAGATGAAGGACGATGGCATCTTCCTGAAGCAGGTAGACTCGATCGTGTCCGCTGACCTCTATGGGGTCGCAGTCGTTCAGGTCGGCTGGAAGCGTGACGAGCAGATGAAGGTCCTCGAACAGATCGACCGCATGCCCCTCTCGGGCAAGGTCGTTCGCCACATCCGCAAGGGCAAGGTCGTCATGTTCGACGGCCCGCAGACGATCAACATCGATCTGCTCGACTTCTTCCCGCAGCCCACGGTCGCCCGCCTCAAGGACATGAAGTGGGTCGTGCGCCGGTACTTCCTCGACC